TCTCAACGTCAACCTGAAAAAGATCGATTTCAGGGTTCCCATCCGTTACCTGAAGCTTATCGCCAGGTATATGGGTTCTAACGTCGTCGAAACTAGCGAGCACTAATGCTCACTTTCGAGTTCTTCAACGTCGAATTGAGCACTCGCTTCCTCAATACTTGAACTAGCTTCAGCCAATTGATCTCGAAGATAGTCAATTGCAGAGCCTTCATATTCTTTAGGTGCAGGAAAAGGCTTCTCACGAACTGCGCCAGAACTCACTAGTGCCTGAAACTCCGCTGCGGGGATGCCAAGATCCTTTGCAGTGACCTTGGCACCCCGAGCGATGGCAATAGGATTCTCTAGCGTACCAGCTTGAATAGCCGACCACGCATAGTATGCCATTATCTACTCTCTCCTGTCTTAGAATGCAGTTGCACCAAAGGCCGTTTTAACAAGATAACCGGCAATATTGGAGACAACTTTTAGATCATACTTCATCGAGACACGCACCATATCGGCCTTGCGTCCCTCTTCACGCCAACGGTCTGCGGGTCGAATACTCCCATCAGGATACGTCTGCGAAAACGTCTTACCAAACGTCTGGGTATAAAGACCTGGATTCGGGTCAACAATCCCGAGCCACACATCCTTACCCCAAAAGTCAGTGATCGACTGCGTAGCATCAACGTTATCGGCTGCATTGTAAACAGAGTCAACGTTGACAATCTTACCCTCGAACCCCGTAAGAAGCTGGAAGGCATCATCCTGGGTAAGTCGGAAGTTCTTGAACCTCTCCACGACTCGTGGATGGTTCTCGATGTACGACATACCCATAGTCGGAATTGCAAGCACGTTAGGATACCTACGAGTGGCTGACCAAATAGCCCTCATAGCAGTAAGAATGTTTGCCACTGGGTCGGAGGTAGAAGCTACGCCACCAGTGTAATCATTCCACTGCTGCGCACCTGCAAGTGTCACGGTGTTTGCAACTGGATACTGAGCAGTATCACGAATCAGCGTAGACACTTTGTTCTCGTGTCGAAGCAGAATCGCGCGAGTAATCAGCTTGGTTGCATCTGCGTGTGGATCAATCTGCAAAGCTCCACCGAAGGAGGGATCTGCATATCCACCCAAAGACTGCAAGTTCTGATTCTCTTCATCGAAGACCGCAGACTGAAGTGAATGCTCCGAAGTCTTGAACGTATCTTCACTCCACTTCCTACCACGGACTTCACGAGCAACCGTTCCCGGTTCACGTCTATCCTCGAAGATCAACCAATCAGACCTATCGAAGACGCGATACCTACCGGACTGCGTACTAACCGGAGTGATCGGAAACAGTTCAGCACCGTATAGAGACTGATCCTTGAAACCAACCGAAAGGTTAGTGAGAATAGGATCAGTGTAAAGAGCACCAGGATCATACATACCTTCTCACCGCCTTTCTATGCAAGGATCGTTCCAGGCAGGGTCAGGAGGACGCTAATGCGCTCACCCGATCCACCGGCAGGATTGCCCACACAAAGTCCAACAAGTCGCTCTGTTGCAGCAGCGACTACGGCTCTACCAACAGTATCGCAAGTAACCAATTGCCCAACAGTAATTGCTTCTCCTGCTTCCATCTGGGCAATACCGATGTGCTGTACGTTAACGCCCTTACCCTTCAGAATATCAGCCGCCGTGCAGTCAAACTCTGCAATACCAACAGTGATGTCCGTAGGGCCAGTAATAGGCGTAACTGTATTCTCTGCGGTAGTCAGCTTGACAGCACGGTGTTTAGTAACCGCTGCTGCTGCATCATAACCGCGAGACAGGACAAAGTTAGAGTCAGCCACTTATTGTTTCCTCCTTTCTACCTTTGAGGAACGTTCGAGAAGTAAGCCTCGTAAAGCTTCGGGTACTTCTTAGCAGCTTCACGAATTGCGTCCTCATATGAGAGGTCGTCCTTCTCCATCACGTCCGTAACAGCCTCACTGAATGCGAGCTTAGGATCTTCACTGAAGTCTCTCGTCGTATCACTTCTAGAGCTACCATGCTCCGAGTAGTCTACGATTCCCTTATCACCAATAAGGTCGAGCAGAGCCTTCAGATCCTTATGCGTTGCACTTCTTTCAGAGAACTTCTTGTGAAGAGCAGCAATCTCTTCCTTCACAAGCTCAGAGAAACCAAGGACGGACTTAAATTCATTACTCTCGCCGTCCTTGATCGTGAACCGAGAATAGCTATCAGCAAATGCCATTGCATCTGATTCGATAGCAGCAGCTTCAAGCTTCTGAATCTTCTCGTACTGATCGGGGAAAGCTTCACGAAACGTCCGCGATCTTTCACCATCTTCCTTCGTCTTGCGAAGAGGCGCAATAGTCTCATTGAGCTTATCTGCCTTCGCAAGCACCGACTCCTCAGTATCGCCGTCTTCGACGGCAATACCAAGCTTGTCAGCGAACTTCTTCAGAAGTTCGTCCACTTCACTTCCTCCCTTCGATTTTTCGACAATTACTGGCTTGCTCTCCTCGTATAGTTCAGAAAAGTTCAGAGGAGCCATACCCTTGAAGAATGGCACGTTAGTCAACGCAAGATCAACTGGAACGTTCTCGAACGTCTCGCCAGTCTCACGATCAATGTGCCAATCCTTGAATTCCGGTGAGAGATATCTCCACTCACCAGCCTTAATCTCTGCTAGTGCATTCTCAGTAAATTGAACTTTGTACCAGATACCGTTGTCTCTTGCATCGATATCAAGAATTGCACCAGCAGCCTTGCCACCTTTTGCAGCGTCCTCACCATGTTCATAACTGATAAGGTGATCTCGACCTAGAGTTTTCTGATCAAAATGCTGCTTGAACTCGGCCCCCATTTGTGGGGTAATTTCAACCTTCCCGTACTTAGGATGCTCCCATGTGCTATAGCGCCAAGCTTGAACCCACTTAACATTGGGATCATCTGTATTCTCAAAAACGGAATCCACAAATGCAAACACGCTATACTTCATGGAGCCCGGTTCATTAGCATACAAAGCCTGCATATGCTTTACTGCATCTGCACGGTCTGCATGGCAGCCACCCTTGATAGGTGCATCACCACCTTTCTTGAAGACACAATGCTGACCTTCGTGTTCTCTAACGTCCCAGGGCAATTAATACCCCCTTATCGGTCGTTTAGGCTTTTTCTTGAACATCACGGAGGAGGCGGTATGAATGCAGCCGGGGGCGAATCTCTACGCCATCCCTCTTTGATTGCTTTGTCCTTGTTGGGATCATCGTATACGGGTGTGGGACCAGTTCCGGGTTCGGATCTTTCCCATGCCGCTATCTCCGACTGTGCCATCTAGCCTCCTGTCGAATCGAAACCAGGATCGACACTGGTATCGCCTGTAGTTGCTGCATTACTAACGCCACCCTTAACTTTGCCGTTCGGAGAAGCTTCCTCTTCTACTACAGGACGCTCTCCAAGCAAAAAAGGCATATCCATATTCTCACGATAGAAATTCTCTGTTTCCGTATCGACTGTAAATACACCCTCATGTACCATGCGTGCATGACTAGAGGCCCACATCTGTAGATCCTTAGTCTCACCGATGTTGCGAACTCGCATCTGTGGAAACTCGTCAGTATCGAAGTTGTAGCCAACGAGTTTTGGAATGCAGTAGAGATTGAAGACTCCACAGATATAGTCGGCAAAGAATCGTACTGACTTTTGGAACATATCTACGTGTGCGCCAGAAGTAGCTCGTCCTCCTCCACCAGTCAGTCCGAGCATCAAGAACTGTGCAAGGACGTTCAAAAGTATGTGCGCATCGTGATGCTCTATCGAGGGCATGATATCGCTAGGCTGACCTTCGGGCTTCTCAAAGCGAAAAACTTGACCCGGCGGTTCAACAACACCAGACTTCTCGTTTGTTCGCATTTGTGTAACCAGATCCCAGGCTGCCTCTACATCTCCGGTCGTGAAGCCTTCTTTAAGAGTCCATACAGGAATGCCAAGATGGTTGCGCTCATGGCCGATAGCATCAATCTTGTAAAGTTCTTTCTTGAAGTACCAAGGTTGATAAGCAGTTCGTAGGAGCGACTTACCCATCAAATCTCCACCAATTCCACCTGCCGTGAAGATAAGAAGTTTCTCGACTTTGATCGTAACTTCCTTAACATTACCATTAGCTTGGATTGCATTTTGAATAATCGATACAGGCCCACCATTATCGTCATAGATGATATCCTTGATGGTGAGAGCAGGTCGAGATGCAAGCTTCTTCAACATTGTATAGTTCTTACGGTTAGCACCACTGCGCTTAGGTGCCCATTCGCGCGTCTCAAAGACTTGCTCAAGAACTGACCAGCCATCAGGAAACATACGAAGGATATCGCTAAGAGTAAGGATAAACGGTCTTGCGGCTCCGTGAAAGATATTGAAATCGCAAAACTCATTAATGTCCTTGTTAATGGGCTTATCGTCAAAAGGCTGCATAAAGAAAGTCGCGCCCATAATGGGCGTATTAATCGCCCGCATGGAAACATCTACAGTAACGTCGCCATCTTCCATTTCTTTGAAGGCAAGTAACTGTTGTTGACGGTTCGAAAACTGGGGAACCTTGTCCGGGAGTCGGATAGGTTTAGAAGATCCAAGCTCTTTCATTGCAGTAGCATCCGTAGGAGTAGTACCTTTGGACTCAAGGTTGCTACCCCGCGAAACTTTGCGAGGATCTACGGGTTCTGCAAAAATCTTCTTTATTTCACTACCCAAACCCATATGGTATTCCCTTCTCTTCTCTCCTGAGAGTAGAGTGATAGCGGAAGAAGCTATCGGCCTCCGTTGGCCGTGAGTTATATATGGCGCTCAGGTCGCCACGCGAGTAGCCAAGAACGAAATACTCGGCAAAGAAGTAACGAAGTGCGTCGGCTCCATGATCGTCGTAGTCCTTCTGGCCCTCTTTTGCATTTTTGCCGTCTCGCTCGACATTCGATTGAAGATGGTCAACCTGACGAATGGTTTCCCCACAAGCATGGTCAAAGAAAAGCTTTGGCCTTCCGTCAGATTGGATCATCATCCATTGCTTGACCACATCGATCCCTTGAATCCACTCACCCATACCTCGCTGCACAGGTAGTTGACGCCCGATGATCTTGGGGCCACTGAGAACCATATTGAGGGTACGGATAGCATCAGGATCGCGCGGGTCACCAAATCTCCCGTCTACATGATAGTGTGGGGGGTTTTCTCTAGTCTGGATAGCAAGAGCATGTTCGCTGTTCGTCTTACGTCGAACTTGATATTCACGCCAAACGTGTACATTATCTGAAGGATCGATCATAATGTCTAAACAAACGAAGGGATCGGCGAAACCAAAATCGAAGACTTGATAATTTTTCCAAAATGGGTTATACTGGATATCGGTGACATGAGTATCACGGCTGAACTCGTTGTAGATACGACCCTCGATAGCCGTAAATTCTGCACAATATTCTTGAAGCCAATGAAACTCAGGAGTCTTTCTCTTTAGTTCCTGAATATCAGGATCGTGGTAGCCTAAAGGAAAGATTGCTGCATTCTCCCATGTTGGAAATCGCCAAGATTCCATATAAGGAAAGTTTGAATCTTTACCGAGGAGCCACAATCCTTCATACCAATTATGTCCTCGTGGTGTAGATGGGAAGTCACAAAGTCCGCGCTTATCTAGCAACGCCGGCTCGATATACATTTCCCATGTATCTTTCTTGTGGAGTGCAGCCTCGGACATAATACAGCTATCAAGACCTTCGCCTACAAGACTATCCTGCTTCTCAGCTGACTTAACTTCAAGGACGGTATTCCACGGCATCTCAATCCGCATACTACCTTGCTCAACGTTATAGGACTTCTTAACACCTTTTAAGTTGAACAAGTTCATCCTACGAAATAGATCATCAAACACAACTCTGAACTCTTTTTCTCCTAGAGCGTAAGTAGGTCCAACGATCCAGTGATGCGTATTCGGAATGAACATGCGTGTAGTCATTTCATGGCCGGTCATCGCGCTTTTACCATAACGACGCCCACAACAGGGGATACGAAACCGGGCCGACGAATTATGGTAGAGCTGCTGCCCATAATGCGGCTTATAGCCAATTTCTTCAAATACTGCTTCTCTTGAAACTTTGGGTTCATTCATATCAGAATAGGATCTTCATTGCAAGACTTTCATCTCCACAGTTGTTGAGAAGATCAGTCGCAAATCGCCAATCGATTCTTGAATGAGCAATCAATTTTGCATTCTTTTTTGAGTATCCACCATGACGTAGCCACTGCAAACGCCATTCAATAACCCGCTGTTCCTCCAAGCCAAGCTCAATCTCTACGTGATCGGTCAGTACCTTAGCCATTAGTCATCAAGTCTGAATTTATATGGACCGAGGCGAGGATGTTCAGGAGCGGTAACAAAATCTAGAAAAATGCTATAGTCACCTTCGGGCATTTCTGCCGGAGGAGCACCAATCAATTGTGTGGTATCGATAAGTGGTAGGGCAATCATTCCATCATTAGCCGTAGCTACTCCCGAGTAGACTTCGGTTTCTGCCTCATCGTCCATAAATAGATCATGTTGAAGTCCAAGGCCATCTAGAGTAGCTAGATTACCCAAGACGTTCAATAGTTTGATAGGAACGTATTCAACTGTTCCCTTGGTTAGCGTAACCATCTCT